GTTGCTGGCCCTAAAGCTGTACCACCCCACAATGCTGTACCCCAACCATAACCACCCAGCTGTTGTGCAGGTCCTACGGTATAATAACATAATACAGAAGTACTGTTTCCATCGCTTGTAGTTAAAGGTGTCCCTGTTTCCTGAGCATCCATTGTAATGTCAAAAGTAGATGTAGTAGGAACCGCTGTTACCATAAATTTTTTGTCTTCAAAAGTAGCATCACTATAAGTTGATCCAGCAGGTACTCCGCTTACACTATCAAACATTACAATGTCGTCTTCACCTAGACCATGAGATCCGGTACATACTACTGTAACTGTTGTTGATGAAGAACTACTTGTAAATTTTGCACCTGTTAACGTAGTTCTAATTGGATGGATGTCATAAAAAACTCCACCTGAATAAACATATAAAATTCTATTGGTTCCTATAGCTGCGTATTTAATACCAGCATTATCATCCCAGTGATGAATAGCTCGACCTGCACCAGTTAACTTATCGTCACCTAGTTGAGTCCAACCACCTATTTTTTCTGGGGTACCATATCTGAAACGAACATTGTCACCATCATACCATTGTCCCTCGGCCCCGGTCTGTGTGACTTGTTTGTTGAATCCAGGTAAAAAACCTAATTTTTGTAACATATAACTCCATCATATTATGCCTTCACAAAAGACGGAAGACCTAACATTGGCCTTTTGTCGAACCTGTTCTTTTCAGCAAAAGGACCATTTACATGGTTATAATGAAGAAACACTTGTCCGCAAGTATTACCTTCAAAAGGTTCTCTCCAATGCTCTAATTCACAGCCACTATATACGAGCATATCGCCGACTTCAAGTAAGACTTTAGTGCCTTCTGGAGCGTTAGGTTTATGTATATTCTTGTATTCATCTATGACTGTGTCTGCACCTGTGCCATCTATAAATATAGGCCAGGGATCTCCCCCAAGATTCATTGTTGTAGATATCTCACAACTCGGCCTGTCCTTATGTTTCTTTAAAATATCTCCATTTTTATACACTCTTGCATATGAATAGGTAGGAATCAGGTCTAAATCTGTTTCTTTTTTCATGACCGGAAGCATCTTTACAAGCAGGGTTTCCATAACTGGGTCCGCATAATGAGAATAGGTATTAGGAACTTGTTGATCTCTCCACGTTCCAAACAAACCTATGTCCGCTAAAACATTATGATTATACATAAAGTGAGCGGCATCTCTTTTTAATAAGAAATAATTAAATATAAAGTTAGCTAGCTCGTAGTTTAGAGCTCCTTTGATTACTGCGTATTTATTAAATTTTTCCATGTTTTTGTATGTTCTGAGGCATTACTTCAAATATAACACCATCTTTCTTTTTTATGTTTAAACCTTCTTTATGATAAAACAAATCAATTATTTCTTGTTCAGTTTTCAAATGTTTTCCTTCTATATCATTATTATTAGGATCATGTAATCTTATAACACAGGGGATTTTTTCTACCCCTAGTTTTTTAGCAATGACCATTCGATTATTGCCGACCGTTACTTTTAATGTACCATTCTCCAACTGATTAATATATACAGGATCTCTCATTCCATACTGTGTCATCGATTGTAATAAAGTATTATAAAATTTCTTTTCTGTGCCATTAACAAATTCTGTTCTTTCAAGATGAGTAATATCTCCTATCGGTAATTCTTTATAAACTAAACCTGTCATTCAAAACCTTTTTGTAGAAAATTAAAACTTACTGATATTCTGGGTTCATTGGATTCATTAGGGTCAACACTATGCCATAGCCATGCAGGAAATATTATGGCTCTATTTTCTTGAGGTTGTAATTGAACTTCTCTCCATAAATATTTAGGGATTTCAACCTTTTTTCTATTAGGCATACAAGTTTGAAGACCCGGTCTTGGGTCCATACAAACTAATCGTCCACTATTGGGAGGAGTTTTTACATAGAAGACTCCACTAAATAAACTATTAGGATGCACATGAGCTTTGTTATAACCTCCTTTATAATTAATATTTGCCCACATATTTCCTAGCAATGGTCCTGCTTCTAAAAATTCTTCCCTAAACACGTTATGTACCATTTTAAATAATTCATCTACTAAAGGTTTATACTCAGGTTTTTGATGCATATCCGTTTTACTATGCCAGCCGCCTACATTAGTTTTTGTAACACCCTGTTCTTCCTTAGACCATTGTGTAATATTTTTTGCCATTTCATCTAGGTCTAACTTTAAATCTTCAGCGTATATCAGTGTGGGAAAAAACCCTTCTTTAATCATCTAAAAGGTTTACCTCCAAACCAAACAACAAGAGATTGTCTTATTCCTCTGGTTACTGGTTGTACTCTATGGTTTATAAAAGATGCAAAACAAATTGCATGTCCTTGTTTAAGATCTCCATACTTACCAGGTCCACCTAATTCTAAATGTCCTCCTTCAAACTCTGATGGATCATTTAATAATAAGGTCATAGATATTTTTCTAACTGGTGGTTCATGTTCCATATGGGTATCACAATCCATATGCCAGTCATAGAATCCTCCTTCAGGATATTCTGTAAACTGTGCGTTCTCCGTAATTCTTACATCTCCAAAACCAAAATGATTTTCATTTGCTTTTTGAATAAATTTATTTAAGTCGTGATACATATGGCCCATGGTATTAAATGGTATCCAAGATATTGTTGTAACTCTTTTCTTCGTATCTGTTCCACCACCTGGTTTATTCATACCCACTTGTGCCGTCTGTGGCTTCTGTGCTCTCCCTGCGTTAATAATTTCTCTACATTGCTCAGGTGTAAATAAGGGGGTTGTTGTTTGTATAATCCAACTCTTCCATTTAGGTTCTGTTATAATTTGATTTTCGTACATTAGCTTACTCCTCTATTTCTAATTGGGTCGTATTCAACATCCATATTACACGCTAGTGTTCTTCTATACCCAGGCCCATTAAAAGGGTATACACAATGACGCACGTCATAAGGAAAAATAAAAAAATCTCTTTCTTTAAGATCCGGTTGATAATCTACATTTGCAAAATATCCACTAGAGGAACCTAGTATCTGTAGTCTACCATTCTGTGGTTGATCAGCTGCAGAATACTCTACACCATAAGACTCTGGTAATTTTAAAATCATTACACTAGATAACCCTGTAAAAATTGATCCTTGATGCACGTGCACTGGATTGTATTCATTTTGAAACATGGTATTAATCCAGATAGAATTTAAACGCATCTCATACTTTTTAATTTTATTCCAATCTAAATAATGACGCATTTTGTCTTCAAACCATTTTAATACATTTACAGGTAAATGATTATGTTTAGTCATCTTAGGGCTATCTTCACCATTATAAAACAAGCTGTGTTCTTTTTCTATTTTACCAACTAATTGTTTATTAGCAGGTTTTAGTTCAGGATACTTTGTTTCATAAACATAATTAATAGAATGATATACATCAAGAGGTACTTGATACTTTAATACCGACTGACCTAAAAATATAAAATTAAAACCTGATGTGTCCATATTTTTTTCTAATCCTTTCAGGAATTTTTTCTATATAAGGATTGTATTCCTTTCTAACTTCTGTTCTAATAGTATGCATATTCTTTCCAACAATAGTGTCGTCATATTTTATACCATTAACTTCTATCTGTTTCAAGTCTTGAAAGCTATGTTTAAATGGTTTGATATCTAAGAATTGATATAGATCAATAAACGTTTTTTCTGGATGTGCTACCATGTCATCATATTTAATAAAGTAACATAGTTGTGGATAATTAAATGCGTTTTGTATTGCCTCTAATTCTTTTGCTATTGCTCCATCTTTATCCATAAGGTTTGACATTTTTTCTTCATCGTCTTTTAAGTTTCCTCTTTCAGGAAATTTTTCATGATGTCTATTTATAAAAGAACTTGGGTTTTCTTTATACCATTTCATATAACTGGCTAATACATCTAGAGTATCTCTAAGTAAAATAATGCATTTAAACGGTCTTTTAAAATGTTTTTGAACTAATGCAAAATTATTTGGTGTCATCACAGGGCCCCGATCAATGATTATACGTTGAGGCCAGTCTTTATAATAATTATCAAAGACCATATCTAATACATTATCTAAAGATTTATGGTCTGGATAGTTTTGAAACACATCTGTCTTTTTAAGTAAAAACAAATCTTTGAATATCTCTAATGTAATAGAATTAGGCGTGCACGCTATCTCTGGGTTTTGATTCATAATACTTGCAAATAAAGTATTACCAGATCTAGGTTGCCCAATTAAAAAGAAAAGTTTCTTATTTGGCTTTGGCTCCGAGGTCATTGGTCAATTGTTCTTTCTTGTTATAAATCATTTCACCTGATTTTTTAACTCTTTCTATAGTTTGTAATTGTCCAAGTACATTGAACACTTCCGGTTGTGATGAACCTGAAGTTAATGTTTCTGCCTTGTTTTTCATTATTAAATGATAAGAATCTAATTGGTGTCTATTAACATCTTTAGTGTCAAACGATCCATCGTCAAATTCTTTTTTTAATGTAGACCACAGTTTAATTTCTCTCATACGATCTCTGGCAACTAATTGCATATTAGCTAAGCCGTATCTTGCTTCATCTAAATCTATAATATATTTTTCTCTCTTATACTCGTCTTTTTCTGTTTCTACTTTTTTCTCTAGCCATTTAAGTTTTGCTTCTGATCTTCTACAATCAAAAGATAAACTCATCAAGTTTTCTAAAAATACGTTTTGTTCTCTAACACATTGCCAGTACTTTGAAGCCTTGGTTGGATATTTAGCGTCCTGTAATACAGACATTCTCATTTCTGTTTCAGTTCTAAATACTTGTTTCTTGGTCCATGTGTCACGAAGCTCGGACGTCATAGCTTTAAACTCTTTTACATCTTCTGGATCTAATAAGTTGTTTAAACTAGGTGCTTCTTTTTCTATTAATGCATGAATATTACGTTTTTCTGTCATATTGCTCCTTTCATATATACTTTCTAATATAACTATTTTTAACTAGTTGTCAATGTTTTAGCCGCTGTAGTTTCTACCTCTCCAGTAAATTCTTCTGTTATTCCGCTGTTAGGTGATTGACCAAAACATAAACCTGCAGTAGAAGTTCCAGTTCCAGCAGCTTGATTTCTCGCTGTCCCTAAAGCTGGTCTTGTAGACCAATTTGTGCCGTCATAACCTTGTGTTGTAGAAATTGCTGGAGAGTCAGATCCAAAAACAATACAATCTGTTTGTGTACCAGCTTGACCTCTAAAAGCTCTAGCTACTGGGTTTGCATTAACCGTTGTCCAAGAAGAACCATTCCATTCTTCTGTTGCTCCTGTTGCAGGAGGAGTTCCTCCAACACTTAGAGCAGCTGTTGATGTACCACCACCATATCTACCAAAGGCTGGTGTATTTAAATTTGGTGTTGCAGTCCAAGAGGAACCATTAAATGATTCTGATGCATTACTATTAGCCGGTCCTGGTACTCTTCCACCAAAAACAATAGAAGCTGTTGATGCTGCAGGTCCTCCTGCGTGACCAACATAACCTCTTGCTGTATTTAAAGCTGGAGTTGCAGTCCAAGAAGAACCATTCCATGATTCTGAATTACCTAAAAATTCAGGTGAGCCTGGAGATATTCCTCCTGCCGCTAAAGCTGCTGTTGATGATCCATCGCATTGCATTCCATATCTAGCTTCATTCAGATCGGGTCCTTCTGACCAGCTAGATCCATCATAAGATTCTACCTTTGTAGTATCTTCTGGAGATCCAGGATAATAATAACCACCTATTGCTAAAGCCGCTGTTTGAGTTCCAGCTCTTCCTAAAATAGATCTACCTGAGACCATAGCATTACTAGCAGACCATGCTGCGGCTGATATAGTACCAAGTGATTGTGTTATTTCTTGTACAGTTGCTAAATTTCCAGGAGGTGTTTGTCCACCTGCAAATACACTGGCTGTTGCAGTTCCAGCTCCACAACCATTACTAAAAGCTGATCCTAAAGAAGCGCCTGTTGTCCATGACGTTCCATCCCAAGCTTCTGTGTTTGTATAAGAAGCTGGTGCGGGAGCAGCCCCACCTGCTTTTTGTGCTGCAGATTGTGTTCCTGCAGTAATGTTAGCATTGGCAGCCATATTAGTAGTTCCACCAAGTGACCAAGCGGACCCATCGTAAAATCTTGTTTGTGTTACGGCAGCTTTACCTGGATAACTATTACTAGGTGATTCTCTTTGACCAACAATCATTCCGGCTGTTTGTGTTCCGCATCCACATCCACCAGTAGTGTTTAATGGTGATGCAGTTCCTCCTGTCCAAGAAGTTCCATTGAATTCTTCTGTTGCATTTGTCCAATAAGGAGGAGTAAAAGAATTATATCCTCCAGTCAGAGCGGCTGCTGTTTGTGTTCCAAACATTTCACCATCTCCTCTTGAATCACTTAAATTTCCTGTTTCAGTCCAAGATGATCCATCATATTTTTCTGTGTTAGCAACCATAGAACCGGGTGCAGCACCTCCCGCAATCATTCCTGCAGTAACAGTACCTACTCCGCCAGATCTATTGGCCTGATCTCTAGCAGTGCCCGCAGCAGGAGCATTTGTCCAACCCGAGCCATTATATTCAAAACAATTTGTAGAATAGTTAGTGCCGGGATTAGCCCCAGTCGCAAGTATCATAGAATCTTGAGCTGCTCCAATACTCTGAGATGCTCTGGTTGCAGTTGGTAAAGCTGTAGCGCTAACCACAACCCCTGTCTTGCCCACAGTGTTAAGTGTACCTGATGTAGAGTTATACCACACCTGTCCCTCATTCGCTGCAGTGAGCGTAGGGTCAGATGATAATACGTCTACACGTTTTCCGTATATTTCTTCGTAAGTTGCCATTTAGAATATCCTTATGGCAATATTACATCTGTTGGTCTTGTATTACTTGGATCAGCTTTTTGTTCGTCAGTCTGAGCATCCCAAGCAGCTTTTGCAGCGTCAATCTCAACGTCAATTAAAGCTTGTGCTTCTGCTTTTGTCTGCTCACGAGCGCCTTTTTCAGCTAACCACATAGCGCCATCGACGTTGTTACCAACCATCCAGACGTTTGCAGGATAACCTCTAAGGAAGAATTTTCTTCTGTCTTCTGCAGTAAAAAATCCTTTTCCAGTGTTTTCAGCTACTCCATATATAAAGTGTGCCATAGTGTTTCCTCCTTTTTAATTTTGTATATCATAATTTTTAACTTTGTGTAAGTGTTTTAGATGCGATTGTTGAAACATCCCCTGTAAATACTTCTGTTGTAGTTACACCTGAAGCTGGAAAACCACTAAAACTTAAACCACCATCTGATCCTGTAGAACCACATCCCCCCATATTTTTATTTGCTGCACCTAAAGAAGGCGCACTACCCCAAACAGATCCATTGTATAGAACACAGGTTGCAACATTAGAAGGTTGTGATCCTCCTGCAACCATTGCATCACTAGATGAAGTTCCAATTCCGTCAGTAGCTTGTGTTGTTGCTGTTATTAAATTAGGTCCTTCACTCCAGTTTGTGCCATCATAAGTTTCAGAAGCATTAGATATTCCCGGACCAGCTGTTCCCCCTGCAAAAACTACAGAAGTTTGACTATCGGATCTACCCATTCCTTGTCTTCTACCTGTGGTTAAATTATTTACTGAAGTCCAAGAAGTTCCATTGAATTCTTCTGTTGCATTACTAATACCCGGAGAAGGTGCTGGAGGAATTTCACCGCCAAAAACAACTGCAGCGGTTGTAGTACCAGCTGCTCTTAGTCCTCTTCGAGCTGTATTTATAGTTGGAGCATTTGTCCAAGATGTACCATTATAAGTCTCACTTGTATTTGTATGTACACTAGGACTAGGTGCAACTGCACCTCCTGCAATAATAGACGCTGGTTGTGTACCCGTCATACCGGCATCTTGTCTTGCCGTATTTAAATTATTACTACTGGTCCAACTGTTAGCTGCACCATCATATTCTTCTGTTACGTTATCAAAACTTGTTGATGGACCAGCTCCACCCGCAGCTAATCCAGCACTTTTAGTTCCTGATCCTGATGCACTAAATCTAGCTGTATTTAAAGCTCCACCAGAAGACCATGCTGCATTTGTTATAGTATAAATTGATCTATCAAATTCTTCAGCTGCGGCAGTATTTGGTGATCCTCCGGATGTTATACCACTATTTGCCGTCCCACCTATATATCCATTTCCTCTTGCGGTACTCATAGCAGGTTCTAATGTTATAGAAGTACCATCATATGATCTAACAGTTGTACTATTACCAGCAAAAATCGCTGCCGTAGTAGTTCCTTGAGCTCCTCCTGAATTTCCTTGATTAGGTAAAGTTGCTATAGCAGTTGTCCATGAAGTTCCGTTGTATTCTTCACCAGTAGTTCTGTTTGTACCTGGAGGTCCGTCTGCTCCATAAAAAGCTAAACAAGCTGTAGTTGTTCCAGCTAAACCATAATAAGCAAAAGCTTCGCTCGAACTTCCTTCAGAAGTCCATGAACTTCCATTGTAACTTAAACAAGTTTGTGGATTTCCACCTCCTAAAATTATATTAGCTGTCTG